TACAATGGAGTCAACCAGACTAGCAATCTAGATGAAGATGTTTTGGTCGAGGTAATCAATTACATTGATAAGACCATCACCACTGATTCTCGCACAAATTCAAATTCAGAAATTCCATTCTCTATTATTGCATACAACCAAACTATCACTGGATTTGCAGAGGATTTAGTTGGACTCGATGCTTTGCAAAGCACAGTTAAAATGACACCAGATCTGGTAGTGTCTGAAGCATCGAAGGCAACTGTAGATGCGTATACTTTAATAGATACTCCACAAAAATTTTACGACATAGCAAAATCATATTTAGTCGATAACTATGCAGGAGAACTGTCACCATTGGTGTCGAAAGATGGTAACACAATTGATGCGGGCTCTTATGATGTGGTGGTGGACAAAAATGCAGGTTCTGCATTTGCGATTAGCGGTAATACTTTAACAATCAAAGCCACCACTTTTATAGGTAATATACTTACTGATGGTACTGCCACACTTTTAAATGATGCAGAAGTAATAGGAAGATTTAAGGACACCACAACACTTCCTTGGGAAATAAAAAATGTGGAAGCCACCTCTCGCATACAGCTTGTAAATGTAACTAAGAGTAATGCACTCGTTCACACAGAAAAGCTAAGTGGTAGTGCAGGCGACTTTATAGATGTCACGGGCTCCTACAATGGAAGTCAAATTTCAGTCGGGGATGTCATAAGACTTAGAGTTTCATGCGTGGTTGATGCTGAAGCAATGCTTCCCGTCGAGAAGACCGGAGTGGCTACTGCGGCGGGCATAACCTTCCAGGTAGACCAGCAAGCAGATGAAATTTACAATTTAAATGCGATAAACGGTAGCGAAGTATCAAAGACTCTTAACTCGTCGGATGGTACTCTTATTTCAGACTACGGGGATCCAATGGGAATCGATATCGATGATTCAGATGGTACCGCAAGTGTTAAAGATATTTATGCATTTTTCACATACTCAACGACTACAGAAGATGGGGTCGAGCAGTGGTTCAATGGTATGACCGCTATTAATCAAAACAACTACCAGATAAATGTAGGAAACGCTGACATTAAAATACAAAATGTAGGGTCTAATGCTGTGGTAGTAGGAGGTGGTAGGTTGTACAGAGATGACGACAGGTCTGTCCTGGTAGCCGGTAACGGACCTATAACCATGGACTCAGGAGCTATGGCTATAAATGTTCAGCCACAGCTTGAAGAAACTCTAAACGCAAACGCGAAGCTTTCATCAGTAAATAACAACGCAAAACTAATACCCTCATTGCTATGACCCAAGAAGAAATAGGTGAGGCAAAGCAGGTTAAAACCAACCTCGGTTTTATAGCCAAAGTTTTTGGGACCGCCATTTTTATCGTTTACTCGGGAGCTATGATCTACGCCAGACTTAACACCCTAGAGATGGAGATCCTTCGATTGCAGCATGATGTGGAAATGAACGCGGAGTTCAGAATTAAGTGGCCGAGAGGTGAGCTCGGAGCATTACCTGACGATGCAGAGCAGAACATGAGGCTTATTTTTCTTGAGAAGCAAATGAACAAGCATGAAGAGCAGCTTGACAAAATAAGATACCAGGAAACCGCCAAACACTAATGGAACTATCATCATATATGTTTGCCGGTATCGGCGTAGGCCTTTCGGTTTTAGCTTTTTTTCTTAAGAAGAATAAGGTGGAGATTGATTTAATGAAAGAGCATGTTCGCGAGCTTCAGATTTCCGATGCTCGTAAAACAGAAAGAATCGCAATTCTTAATAAGGTCGTCGAAGACCGCAGAAGAGATATTCAAAAACTTTTTGAGAAAAGCCGGTAATGTTTGAACTACTAACTTTATTCCTGACGGGCGGCGGTTCAGCCGCAATGGGTAGCATACTTAAAGGTGTATTTGGTATGCTTACGGATGCTCGGCAACAAAAGTATGAAATTGAAATGGCAAGAGAAGCTCGGAATAACGAGTTTGCTATTAAATTCCAGGAAAGTCTTAACAGTGGTGATGGGGGTGCTTTCACTAGGGCTACACGCCGGATGCTCGCACTCATCGGAATGGGCTCCATCGCCTTCGTCACTTGCATCACAGCGATTTATCCGTCAGTCCCAATACTCAGTTCAACAAACATTACGGGGGAAGGACGAACAGAAATTCTTTTCGGGCTCCTCAGTTTTCCAGCAGAGCAAACCCATATGGTCATTACAAGCGGACACCTATGCCTCTTCCAAACATCCGTCGTGTTGCCGATGATTGTCGGATTTTATTTCACACCTGGAGGGAGACGATGAATGACCCAACACCAACTATAGGATTCTTAGGTACAACTCTTTCTTTCACCCTTGGCCAGTGGAATGATCTCTTCGGAGCTATGGCTGGAGCACTAACCTGTGTCTATTTAATTTGGAAACTAATCAAAATCAAAAGAGATGAACAAAAAAACTAGTAAAGTACCCTGTGGTAAAGACTGTCTCGCTCCATCCATATGTGCAAAGTTTGGATGCCAGGCTAAGCTTGACAGCAAACCAGGAACTAAGTCCTACAAACCTAAAGGAAAATAATTTTTCCAACCGGTTACTTTTTTGTAGTGCGAAGTATATCTTCGCATTATGGATACAGAAACTGCGGAGGTTGAATCCCCGCAAACCGAATCAGAGTTTAGTATTGAGAATGCGTCAACCGACGATCTTCGCAATGCTTTAGGTATAACGCAGACTGCCGAAGTCAATCAAGAGGTTCCGACCCAAGAAGTTCAGCCTGAGGAGCAAATCCCAGAGCCAGAAGCCGAAGTCCAAGAGCCGCAGGCTGAAGGCCAAGAGCCAGAGGAAACTGAGACTGAAGAGGAAAAGCTCGCAAAGCGAAGGATTCGTCCCCGCAACGAGATGGACCAACAAGTCATTGATCTCTATAGATCTGAAGGATTCCAAGGATCATTCGCCGATGCTTCGAGAATTATCTACGGTCAGGAAGCGCAACAACCAGCTCAACAAAATTTACAACCTAATCAGGATCAAGTCGAGGCGTCCGAGCCCGATCCCATCCAAGGTATCGATAAACAAGCTGATGATATCCGAGCAAGCATTCTAGAGCTTGAAGGAAAAGTCGAGAAAGCAGCAGAAGAACTTGAGACTACTCAAGCGCTAAAAATACAGCGTGAGATTATGAAGCAAGAACTTGAGTTGCAAAACTTGACTCTCCGTAAAGAGCAAATGCAACGCGAGCAGGAACAGCATGTTTATCAAACCCATCGCAGCAAAGCGATGGAAAGCCGTGATCGAGTTTACGAGCGTTATCCAGATCTGCAGAACAAAGACAATGTCCTTCGCAAGCAGTTCGATGATTATGTCTCACAGGCTCAGAACGACCCCGATTACGCCGCAGTTTTTGACTCACCTCGTTGGCCGGAATTATTAGCCAATGAGTTCGCAGCCGCAAATATTCCTCAGCAGCAGCCGGCACCGGTAGAACAACCGGTCGCTCCCGCTCCTCAGGCACCGCAGATGGGAACTCAAACGAAGGTATTGACGACTGGGACTACGGCACAACCTGTAAATCAACCCGCTACTCGCGATGGTTTAATTCAGGCACTTCCCGGTATGAGTAATGATGATCTTTACAAATTGCTGGGAGCCCCTGGAGGAGCCACTCCGCTTAGGTAGCGTATAAATCTAACCTAATCAAAATTATATAATACAATGGCTATTAAAACTATTCCAGCTAATCCCAATCCAATCGCTGCAGCACAAGGTGCTAGCAATGTGGATCTCGTATCTAACACAACTTCCTATCAGGGTTTACTTAATAATGCTAACTCCGATTTGCGTTCAAGACTTTGGTCTGAGCTCGTATCCCGTGACGCTAGAGAAAAGAATGTATTCTCAAAGTTCATCGGCGGAGAAGGAAGTGGTAAACCAATCACAGAAAAACGCGATCTATCCGCAGGCGGATCAGACAAGATTACATTCACTACTGTTGCTCCGATCAGAGGACAAGGTGTTCGTGGGGAAGAAATCCTCAAGAATGCGACTGATACCCTCGACTTCGGAACATTCAATGTTGAAATCGATCTCGTCCGTCACGCTGTTTCTTGGACTCAAGTTCTTAAGCTCATGAGATTTACCGGCAAAACCATCGATCAGCTTTCCGCTGAGGTTATGTCCGAGTGGATGAGCCGTACAGAGCAAGACCAAATCCAATATGCACTTCGTCAGATCTGCTTGAAAAACGCTGTTGGAAGTAATCTTATTTCTGGATACGGAACCGGTGCAGGCGGAGCTCTTAAATATGTTGACGGATTAAGTACCGACATCATCCAAGAAGCTAAACAAGCATTGATCGCTAACGGTGCTGAGCCTATGAACACTGGCGGAGACGAGAACCAAGAAATTCCTGGTTATTTATTCTTCGCTCCTGACGCATGCTTACGCCCACTGCGTTCTGACCCCGACTACCTCGAGGCTATCACAGCTGCTGATGTTCGCAGTGCAGACAACAAACTGTACAGCGGAAGCTATGCAAAATGGGATAATAACATCATTGCTAATCACAATGTTGTGATTGACACCGCTCGTGGTCGTCAAGGTTCTCCTCTTCTTCCTACCTTCTACGCATACAGCGCAATTCCTAATGCTGTTGCCGCAAATGCTCTTGGCGGAGCCGATGGTGATTATGTTGCCAACTTCCGCGGTGTGGAAATCAACATCCCTGGTGGAGGCGGAGTTGCAATGGGAACTAACGACAATGGAACATATCACATCCTTGGTATTGATACCGACGGAAAAGTTGCGTTGTACAGTTACACCCAGGCAAGTGTTAACGCTAACAAGGGACAAATCTCGCTAACCCGTGTTACTCAGGCCAACGATGGAATGAACGGCACCAATGTTAAAGGAGATGGTGATAACGCATTTAGTGCTGGCGCCTTGTTCGTACAAGCTAACTCAATCGGAACCCCTATCGGTTACGCTCTTGCAATGGGTAAAGATGCTCTTTACTTCGCAAAGGGCTCTATCTACGGAGAGCAAATCTTCCATTACGACGACTTCGCCAACAGTGGAAACGAAGCTCACTTGAGCGCTGTCGGTGTTCAGTCTGTCTATGGTATGGCTGCCCGTCATGACACTCGTGGAAGAATACCCGGAGTACAACTTGTTGAAGTAGTACGCCAGGTCCCTGGTTTGTCTCTCGGACAACCTTAATGGATTTCCTATCCACCTAACCACTTGGCCTCTCCTCAGCATCCGCTGGGGAGAGGCTTTTATAATATATGAAAATCATCATTCTTGGAAAAAGAGACATGATGGGGACGACCCCATCAATTCGTGTTAAAGGCATCTCTCAAAAGAGATATTTATTTATCTGGGATCCTGAAATTAGGCACTATTCGTATGAGCCGACCGATCAAAAGGAAGTAGATGATATTTTCAGAACTCAGGGCAAGCTGTACAAGACTATGTTCTTTTCCGCTTGGCTAGATACTCCAAAATCAAAACCTGTAAAGAAGACTAAGAAGGCTAAATCTCAACCGGTAGCGGAAGAGCTGGCGGTCTCCTAGTATTCTTGAATGGTCGATAACTCTTTTTTAGCTCTTAAAGATCAGCTTGCCTCTATGCTGGGGGCTGATGAATCAGCTGATCTTCCTCCAGTTGATCAAAATCGTTTAGAGATTTGCATCAACCAAGCTTACCGGGAATGCTACAACCCTGTGGACGGAAAGCGTCCTATGTGGGCCCAGAAGTATTTCACTCTATCTTTTGATCGAGAGCAGGCAGGAGCTGACCTTCCCGCCGAGGTTACTTCAGTTGATAAGATTCCCGAGCTAGTAGGGGAGGGACCTCTATCTCCAATGACTGGTCCGGAAGCTGAGATAAAAATCCGTTCTATTTTTGCATGGGACTTTAGAGCGTCTTCGGGTCGTGGATTAAATTTTCCTCACTACAAAGAAAACGAACCTGAGGTTGATCGGCCTATATGGTACTATTTAGATAATCGTGATCAGGGCACTGACCAGCAGGTTATACCTAGATTTTATCTATACCCTATACCTGATAAGGCATACACCGTTGAACTTTACGCAAATGTTATCCCATCAAATTTAAGTTTAGATGAAGATACACCGCGCATTCCTGCTGATCTTGTGTGGGATATTATGTTTCCGATAGCTCAGGCTAAACTACTTTCCGACCCTCGTTATAACGGTGCTAACAAAGAATTTATTTTACGAATGGCTGATGAAGCCAGGAAGAGATTACGGACTTTGGTAACTCCTCAAAAGCATAAAGGCTCTCTTCGCTTGACCCGTAGAGTGGGTTGGTAGTCCTATGGCCAAAGACCTGACAATCAGGATTCTGGGTCGGCCCCAGGTTTCTAAAGACGATGCAGTTGGGTATCAGCGCATAAGCCGACAGTATGTGGTCGAAGGCTACAGGGCTAGTTATAGCGGTATCAATGATCCGACCAACCCTTTGTTTCTAGCTGTTGGCACTGAGGACGAAGAATTTGAAGGTCATTATTTAGTAGACCAAAAAATAAGCCCGAAGCAGGGTTCTGTTGATGTAGCTTATCTCACTCGTGAATTTGTTGAGGTTCGGGACACATGGAGTTCTGAGCAGTTCGCACAGAGTAAAGGTTTTAAAAGAGTCACCAGACAGTTTGTAGTTTTACGAGCAGTCAGTGACCTCGGTTACACACAGCAAAATTTTGATAAACACCCAAATAACAATTCGAATAAAGACTACTCTCCCTGGGATTATCTAGCAACGGTTGTAGGTAATTCTGAGCCTGATGTTGGAGAAGAGTTTAGCATACCTCTAAACACAACCTTCAATCACACATATCGACGGTCTAATATATCCGTAGATACTAAAAATCCTGGGTTTGATGTTTGGAGCGTAACTTGGACAGCACCTATAAGGCCAGAGGGCGAACCCTCTATAACCAAGGATTCTCAGCTAGGGTATCAGACAGTATCAAGATCGTATGTTATCAGCGGTGAGTATTTTACTAAATCTAAAATATTCGATGGGGATAGCCCGTTATTCTTAAATGTAGGGACAGCGGATCATGAGTATGCTGATCACTATTTAGTAAATCAGGAGATCAAGCCTTTAAATAATGTCCAGGATGGTGAAGATTCAATTGAGGATCTTGCTATGTTGACGAGATCTTTTGTTAAAATTCGAGACACATGGAGCACTGAAAATTTCAGTCAGAGCAGAGGATTCAAAAAGATAACTCGTCAATTCGTAGTTCTTAGGGCTCAGCATACTTTAGGATATACTGAGGCAGTTTTTGATAATCACCCTGTAAATACAGCCAATAAAGAGTATAGCCCGTGGAAATATTTACCGACGGTTGTTGCTGATTCAGAGCCTGATATATCTGAACTGTTCAACATCCCTACCAACATTGAATTTAATCAAAAATGGCATCGCAGCACGATATCCGTTGATTCCAAGAATCCTGGCGTTGATGTGTGGAGTGTTTCATGGACAGCGCCTATCCGTCCAGAAGGTGAGCCTACGATTACCAAAGATTCTCAGATCGGTTTTCAAACAGTTACTCGGTCGTATGTAATCACCGGTGATTATTACACCAAGGCAAATATGTTTGATGGACTTAATCCATTATTTCTTGATGTAGGAACCGCAGATCACGAATACACCGACCATTATCTTGTCAATCAGGCTATCAAGCCCATGCTTAACATGCAGAAAGAGGGTGATGACACTGTAGAGGATCTGGCTATTTTAACTAGGCAGTTTGTCGAGATTAGAGACTCAGCTTTTCAGGAAAGTGTGACAGTCGCTAATGATTTAAGAAAGATTACGCGTTACTTTGTTGTACTCAGAGCTGATCATGCAAAAGGATACTCTCCAACAGGAAAAACCAGCACTTGGAATAAACATCCTAGCCAAGCGTCAGGTTATGAGCCGTGGGAATATGCACCGCATCCTGTAAGCGAACCTCCCACAACTGTAGCTCGTAGCATGCCTCAATCGACCCCGATGAATGTATCCGCACTTCTCGGAGAGGTTGGGATTAATGATGTGATAAATGAATACAGCGAAGCAAAT